ATTTAGAAGATGGTACGACGTGAGGGGGATTGAAAAAAACAGTTCTCAGTATTTTGAAGACGATAAATACTTCTGTAATATAGATCAAATATACTTGTATAAAGAAAATAACCAATACAAACCCAATTTAAACTATTGTTTTGTTAAACCATTGTTAAATAGAAACGACCTAAGAACGGGAGTAGAAAAACCCCTTATTGGGATTATGAAATACCCTAATAGCTTCTTAGAGGATCAGGGAATAACAAAAGGTAGTGTCGTAACGTTTAGACCAATGAGTGAATTTGAGTTCATAGTTGGTGATGAGCGTTTATATTGTATGAAATCTAATGATATTGTGATAAACCATGGACATAAAGAAAACGAAGAAGAATATAATCCAAGCTGGGCAAGAAGCAGTTGATGAATTAATTAAGGTAGCCAAGGAACCTATAGTCGACAGTGATGATGATATATCAGCTGACAGATTGAAGAATGCTGCAGCGACGAAGAAATTAGCGATATTTGATGCTTTTGAAATATTAGCGAGAATTGAAGAGGAGGAAAGGTTATTAGAAGATAAACCTAAAGAGGATAAACCTAAGAAGTCGTTCTCTATATCACCTGAAAAAAGATCCAAGTGAGTTACCAGCAAACACTATATAAAATAGTAGAAGATGTTGTTAACCCTAAAATCCTAAAAAAGAACAATAGGTTCAAGAAATGGGAGTATGGATATAATGAAGATTACGATTTTATTGTCATAAGTAAAACTGGAAAGATTGGAAAGATCATTGAAATACAGAATCTCCGCATCGCTTTACCAGCAGAGCATGAACCGCATAAACGCAGCGAAAAAAAAGAGGAACAATTCTGGGAAAGGCAAGAATACCCAAAAGAACTCTCAAGAATAAAGAGTACACATGACTGGGATCAATATCCTAGAGACTTTAAAGAAAAATGGTTTGATTATATAAATGAAGAATTTAATTATAGAGAGCAAGGTTATTGGTACTATAACAATGGTACTCCTAATTATATCACTGGCACTCATTACATGTACTTACAGTGGTCAAAAATTGATGTTGGAGCACCCGACTATAGAGAATCAAATAAATTATTCTTCTACTTTTGGGAGGCCTGTAAAGCAGATAGAAGGTGTTACGGAATGTGTTACCTCAAAAATCGACGTTCAGGATTCTCTTTCATGGCGTCAGCAGAACTTGTTAACAATGCAACTATGTCAAGCGACTCTAGATTCGGCGTATTATCTAAAACAGGGGCTGATGCTAAAAAAATGTTTACAGACAAAGTCGTACCGATCTCAGTTAATTATCCATTCTTCTTCAAACCGATACAGGATGGTATGGATCGCCCTAAAACCGAATTGGCTTATAGAGTCCCAGCTTCTAAACTCACCAGAAGAAAGCTCGATACTGGGGAGCAGGTGGAAGAACTTGATGGACTCGACACGACAATAGATTGGAAGAATACTGGAGACAATAGTTATGATGGTGAAAAATTAAAACTATTAGCTCACGATGAAAGCGGTAAGTGGGAGAGACCTGATAATATTAAGAATAACTGGAAAGTTACAAAAACTTGTTTAAGATTAGGTAGTAAGATTGTTGGTAAGTGTATGATGGGTAGTACTTCAAATGCACTTGACAAAGGAGGGCAAAACTTTAAAGATATATTTTATGGATCAGATGTCACCAATAGAAATCGCAATGGCCAAACAGGCTCGGGACTATATTCTTTATTCATACCTATGGAGTGGTCCTACGAAGGATTCATTAATTCTTTTGGAGTACCTGTATTCGATACACCAGAAAAACCCGTACTTGGCATTGATGGGGAGCTTATAGAAGTAGGTGTTATAGAGCATTGGCAGAATGAAGTTGATGGTTTAAAGAATGATCAAGATGCATTAAACGAATTATATAGGCAATTTCCTAGAACAGAACAACACGCCTTCAGGGATGAAACAAAGGAGAGTCTATTTAACCTTGTTAAGATATATGAGCAGATAGATTATAATGAAGATATAAACAACACTGCTAATATAACAGAAGGTAACTTCCAATGGGAGAATGGGATTAAAGATACAAGGGTTGTTTTTCACCCCGTAAAGAAAGGTAGATTTAAAATATCATGGGTTCCACCTAAAAATCTACAAAATCGAGTGATACTAAAGGATGGGTTTAAATATCCTGGTAACGAGCATATTGGAGCTTTCGGTTGTGATAGTTACGATATCTCGGGAACTGTTGATGGAAAAGGATCCAAAGGAGCACTTCATGGATTAACTAAATTTAGCATGGAAGACGCACCACCGAATCACTTCTTTTTGGAGTATGTGCAAAGACCTCCAACAGCTGAAGTATTTTTTGAGGATATGCTAATGGCGATTGTTTTCTACGGAATGCCAATACTAATTGAGAATAATAAACCAAGATTGCTTTACTACTTAAAGCGTAGAGGTTATAGAGGATTTTCGATGAATCGACCGGATAAAACTTGGAATAAGTTATCAGTTACAGAGAAAGAAATTGGTGGTATACCAAACTCAAGTGAAGATATTAAGCAAGCTCATGCAGCGGCTGTAGAGTCTTATATAGAAAATTACGTTGGTTTTTCTAATGACCAATATGGAGATATGTATTTCCAAGAAACATTAGAAGATTGGGCTAGATTTGATATAAATAGTAGAACAAAGTTTGATGCTACTATAAGTTCAGGTTTAGCTGTTATGGCATGTAATAGGAATCTATACAAGCCAGTTGCTGATAGAGCAGTAAAGAAAATTAACTTAGGTATAAAAAGATACGACAATAAAGGTTTTGTTTCAAAAATAATAGAATAAATGATTTATACTAACATCAATAGCTCTTTTCCAGATCAGGTGGTACCAGATGTAGAGAAACAGAGTTTAGAGTACGGTAAACAAGTTGGGAGAGCCATAGAATACGAATGGTTCGGTGGTAGTGGTAATGGATCTTACGGTAGAACCGGTGGGAGATTTTCCACCTACTACAACGATTTCCATCAAAGAAGATTATACGCTAGAGGAGAGCAATCAATACAAAAATACAAGGACGAATTATCTATAAATGGTGATTTGTCTTACTTGAATTTAGATTGGAAACCTGTACCTATAATACCTAAATTTGTAGATATAGTGGTTAATGGTATGTCTGATAAAGTATATGATATCAAAGCTTATGCCCAAGATCCAGAATCAATATTCAAAAGAACTCAATACGCCGACGGTCTATATAGAGATCTAAAGCAGAGAGAACTTATAGAGATGATAGCTCAGAACACGGGTATAGATTTAATGAGTGCTCAAGGGAGAGATTTAGACATAAGGACAGAAGAAGAACTATCTGTCCACATGCAACTTAATTACAAGCAAGCTATAGAAATAGCTGAAGAAGAGGTTCTAAATGATACATTAGCTAGGAACAAATACGAGTTAACTAAAAGAAGAATTAATTACGATTTAACCGTGTTGGGTATTGGAGCAAGCAAAACCTCTTTTAATAGAGCTAATGGAATAACGGCTGAATACGTAGATCCAGCTAGCATAGTTTGGTCATACACTGAAGATCCAAACTTTGAAGATTTGTATTATGTGGGAGAAGTAAAACCTACAACAGTGCCAGAGTTAGTTAAAAGATTTCCTCATCTAACGCCTGAGCAAATAGAGAAAATACAAAAATACCCCGGCAACTCTAATTACACAAGAAATTGGAATGGTAGAGACAGTAATGATACCGTTCAAGTATTATATTTTGAATATAAAACATACACAAACCAAACATGGAAAATAAAAGAAACTCCATACGGTTTAGAAAAAGCATTAGAAAAACAAGATACGTTCAATCCACCAGAAGCTGACTCTTTTAAGAAGGTAAGTAGATCAATAGAAGTTTTATATACAGGAGCTAAAATATTAGGGCACGACGACATGTTAGAGTGGAAGATGTCAGAGAATATGACAAGACCATTTGCTAATTCTACTAAAGTTAATATGAACTACAATATATGTGCACCTCGAATGTATAAAGGTAGAATAGAATCTTTAGTTGGTAGAATGATGAGTTTTGCTGACATGATACAAATAACTCATCTTAAGTTGCAACAGGTGTTATCGAGAATGGTCCCTGATGGTGTTTTCTTAGATGCCTGTCTCTTATACACATCTGACGCTGCCGACGAAGGCTTAGGTGTAGATCTCGGTGGTCGCCGTATCAT